ACTCGATCCTCGGGACTTATGATCCCATAGGGGATAAAACCGATTTTTGCGCGACGAAATGGGCCAGAAAAGGAAAAATACTAACGGATGAGGATGCGTTCACTTATTCGGTAGTTTCTATCATTTACGACGAGTCGATCGAGGGATTAAATCTTTTTGATCCATTGGTTAAAATGAACGGAAACATCTTTCTCCCGGCTCCCTTTTATATTCATGGCACAAGATACGCGACAAATGCGGAATGGTTAAAAACCGATTCCGATCTCCGGAGAAAAACTCCGATTATCTGGTTACTCGAGACTACGAACGAAACGAGATTCGGGAAAGGGGATTCCCGATTATTTGAATCGGATTTACGAATATTCTTTCTGGATGAAACGAATGTAAAAGACTTTTTGTCCGATGATCACAGACGAGAGGTCGTTTACCCCATGCAGAAACTCGCCGAGGAATTTATTTCGGTAATCGATGGGGATCGATCTTTTAAAAGACTGGAGAATTATCGAATTAAATCGTTTTCGCGGTTTGGGGTGGAGGATCAATCGGGAGTGTTTCAGAATATACTCGACGCCAATTTGTCCGGGGTGGAATTATCTTTAACTCTCACTAAATATAGAAAAAATTGTAAATGTTAAATTTTAAAAACATATAATTATGGCAGCAGGATGCGAATGTTCAGCAGGGTTAAGCAATACCGGGAAACCGGGATGTGTATCGATTTTTTCGGTTACATCGAGCATGATCCAAGTTCCATTGTTTGGAAACGATGGAATAAAAAACGGAATCAATCTAAACGCGGCATTGCCGGTTTGGGACGATTTAATTAACGAGGCGGATCCCTCAAAAAGATGGTTCCCTTTACCGACTTTTGAAAATGTAGAATTACCGAAAGCAGACTCGCAATTCGAGGAGGCAAATTCCGGTCGAATGGTATTTTTGAGACAAGGAAAGAGATCTTTCTCCGGGGAATTATGGGCGGAGGATTCGACTACGACATTTTTGGGTAAATTGCGGAACTCTCGATGTGTAGATTTTGGAATTTACATTATCGATGTTAATGGTAATTTGATCGGGTCCGAAGTGGATGGATATTTATATCCGATCCCGGTGGATAATCCGTCGTGGGATCCTCGTTTCATGTTTGCGACCGATTCGACGACGCAGAAAATTATGCTCGGTTTCGATTTCGATCGTTTGTTCGATGAATCAACAATGTACCAGATTTCGCCGGAGGAGGCGGGAATTAATTTTAATTCTTTAAAAGGATTAATCGATGTTAATTTCCTTTCTTTGGCGGGAACTGTTACCGGACTATCTTTCAGCGCGAAATTATCTTACGGAACGGCTCTAAACAAGGTAATTTTTGGAGGGGCACTTGCGGCGGATTTCGCGATTACGAATGTTACGACCGGTTTACCGATCGCGATCGATTCGTTATCGGAGGCACCAGAGGGGACGTATTCAATCGTTTACTCTTCGCCGGATCAGCCGGTTATTTCTGACGTTGTAAAAATCGAGATCTCAAAAATCGGATACGATGGAGAGGCAGAATTAATAACGGCGTAATCCCAAAAACTTAACGAAATGGATTTTATTAAAATAGGAAATTATCAGATTAAACGAGAGACTTTAAAAGGAATTTCGTTCACTCGGGCGAAAGAAATCTTTTCAAATATCCCGGAAAAAACTTTAAAAGCGGCTTACGATTCTTGTAATCCTAAACCGACAAAAAAGAAAAAATCGACGTAATTTCGAATTTAGTTAAGTGAATAAAAGGGCGGCGTGATGTATTTCTCGTCGCCCTTTTGCTTAATAATTAAGAAAGGGACAAAATTAAATTTAAACGCATTTGCATTCGATTTAACGACGTTTCGCCTTTCTGGGGTATTCGGACATTCGGAGAAAGAGATCTTAAAAATGCACATAAATAGTGGTGTAGAAAGGCGATAAAATATCGAACAAAAATCATTAAATTTGTCTTATGATCCAACAAACAGAAATATATTCGGTAGTTAATAGAGCGGCCCGGGTCCTCTCGGATTCCGTCGCATGGTTTCAATCGTTGGACCCTCAAATGCGCCGAGACATTATCGACATGATTCGGTACGATCAATTATTTACAAAGGGGATCGATGAGGATGGGGATGTTTTAGGGCTTTATTCCAGAGCGACCGAATTAATTTCCGGAGGAAAAAAACAAGAGGGGGACCCGTACACTTTAATGGATTCGGGGGCCTTTTATCGATCGATCTTTATTCTCGTAAATCCGGATTCTTTTATTATAGATGGGGACACCGAAAAAATGGAGGGCGAGGAATGGTTCCTCCGGAATAATCTTTCCCCGGAAAAAATACTCGGATTAACAGACGAAAATATGCAAAAATTAATCGATAAACTAAGAGAAAAATATGTCGAATATCTCACTAAAATACTTTACGGAACTTAATTTATTACCCCTTTATAATTGGATGAAATGTCAACAAGGAGAAATCGAATACGTGCGGAGGGATGGTATAGCGGATGAGGGAAAAGATCTCGAGATCTGGGAAAATTTACAAGACGAGTATATTAAGTCATTCGGACATTCAAAGAATTACGAAAGATTATTACAAGTGATAAAAGAAAAAGCCCTCCTCGAAATCGATTTTGTAAAGACGAGAGAGAAATTTAAATTAACAGAAATAAAGATCCGGGAGGAAAGATTACGCCAGATGATCGAAACGAATGGATCGGGAATGTCGATCGAGGAGAGTTTAATTCCTTTATCGAAATACATGGGATTCCGGTTAAATATCCGGGAAATAATGACGAAAGAATATTATTCAATACTTAAAAGATATGGCGAAGAAAATAAACAAATCGGACATAGCGGAAAATGATATTTTCGGGGACATCCGGAAATCGGCGGAGGATACTTTATCCACATTAGACGCCTTTAATGAAGAATTAAAACAGACCGCCGACATCGTGAATAACGATTTAAAAAATGCTTTTACCGGATCCGCAAAGGGATTGAATGAATTTATTAACGCCTCAAAAAAGGCGACTAAACTCCAACAAGATGCGGAGAAAGTCGACCAGCAAAGACTCCAGACAATTAAATTAATTCAGCAAATCGAGATACAAGCGGAGAGACAAAAACAACAAAAGATTGCAACGGAATCGAAAGAAATTCAACTTAAACAGCAAAAAATTCGAGAGCAGGAAAAGGAGGCAAAGGCGGCGGAGAGATTGGCAAAGGCGGCCAGAGATGAGGAGTCCGAATATAAAAAACTCGTAAAAGCGACGAGGGATTTAAAGAACGAATCGAAAGAACTCGCCGCCGAAATGATTAAACTCGAAAATGCAGGGAAAAAAAATTCGAAACAATATCGTGAACTCGCCCTAAATTATAAAGAGGTAACCAAAAAAGCGCAGGAACACGACGCACAATTAAAAAAAATCGATTCGACGGTCGGAGATAATTTCCGAAATGTCGGTAATTATACCCAAGTTTTGGGGAAAATGAAAAACGCTCTCGGTCAACTCGGACTTGCTTTCGGAGGTTTTCAATTATTAAAAGGAGCCGGAGAAACGATCGTTAATTTTGAGCAATCGATGGCGAATCTTTCCTCGATTACCGGGGCGACCGGAGAGGATTTAAAAGCCCTAGAAAATGCAGCGATCGAACTCGGGGGAAAAACTACTCTTTCGGCCTCGCAAGTGGCGGAGGGATTTAAATTAATCGGATCCGCTAAACCGGAATTACTCGAAAACCAAGAGGCACTAATCGGAGTAACTGAAAACTCGATCATGCTCGCAGAGGCGGCGGGAATTACTCTCCCGGAGGCGGCGTCGGCTCTTACAAATACATTAAATCAATTCGGAGCAGGGGCGGAGGAGGCCGGAAAATTTGTCGATATTCTCGCAGCCGGATCAAAATTCGGAGCCGGAGACATTAATTTTCTAAATGCGGCCATGGAAAAGGCGGGAACGGTGGCGAATGTCGCGGGGCTCTCATTCAAAGAAACGGCGGCGGCTCTCGAGGTAATCGCAAAATCTGGGGTCCCTGCAGAGAAAGCCGGAACAGATTTCCGAAATATCCTTTTAAAATTGCAGGAGGAGGGATACGGA